CTTTCCTGAAGGCACACGGAACAATGGCCTGTTCAATATCGCCATCTATTGCAAGCGTGCGGATCCGACCAACTGGCAGACGATGGTCATGGAATACAACACCAAGTGTTTCGGCCCGCCGCTCCCGCTGCAGGAAATGCAGTCTGTAATCCAACAGATCGAACGCAAGGATTACAAGTACAAGTGCAAAGATGCGCCGATCAACAGCTTCTGCAATGCAGGGCTATGCCGCACGCGTAAGTATGGCGTGGGCGCTGATGCACCGGATGCACCGGACATGGCAAACCTGTCCAAATACAACTCCGAGCCGCCGCTGTGGTTCCTGAACGTCAACGGCAAGCGCATCGAGTTGGACACAGACAGTCTGCACAATCAGGTGTCTTTCCAGAAAGCCTGCCTTGACCGCATCAACCTCGTCCCTCCAACGCTCAAAAAGAATGATTGGGAGGCGATGCTCAACGCATTGCTGCGTGAGATGGTCGAGCTCGAGCAGATTCAAGAAGCATCCGAAGACACAAGCGTCACATGGATCTTCAGCGATCTACTGGAAGAGTTCACGACGCACATGCAGCAGGCTATGGACCGTGAGGAAATCCTCATGGGACGTCCATGGTCGGATGAAGACGATGGGTATGTGTATTTCCGCATGAAGGATCTGGACGCACACCTACGTCGCAATAATTTCACGGGTCTGTCTACGCCAAAGATTGCGCAGCGTCTTCGTGACTTAGGAGGCGAACCTACGAGCCTGTACTTGAAAGACCGCACCACTCGCGTGTGGAAACTGCCACAGTTCACGGCCCAAAGTTCACCGTTTGAAACACCGGAGATGAAGAAAAGGAGCCCGTTCTAATGAATACGGATGACGATCTACTTGTATGGACTGAGTTCAACGAAGCCATTATTGGCATCTCAGAAGGATGGCACGGCAACATGCTGGTCAATCGCGTGGCCTACGATGCAGACAAGATTCTGTTCATCATGACTTCGCGCATGGACATGACCGTCGAAGAAGCGATGGAGCATCTTGAAGTCAACATGATCGGTCGCTACGAAGGCGACGCGACACCCATTGTCGTTTGGCGCAAGACCCCGGAAGAAGTTTTAGGCGAATGAACTATCTGTCTGTCTGCTCCGGGATTGAAGCCGCAACTTGTGCTTGGCATGGGTTGGGGTGGACTCCCGAAGCATTTTCAGAGATTGAAAAATTCCCAAGTGAGGTGTTGGCGCATCATTACCCCGCCGTACCTAACCTTGGCGATATGACGAAATTCAAGGAGTGGAACATTGGATCAATCGACCTTCTCGTGGGAGGAACTCCCTGTCAATCCTTCTCAGTCGCAGGACTGCGCAAAGGATTGGATGACCCACGTGGCAACCTGGCCCTCGTCTATCTCGGCATTGCTGACAAATTTAAGCCTCGCTGGATCGTCTGGGAAAACGTCCCCGGTGTCCTGTCAAGCAACAGAGGACGGGATTTTGGCTCCTTCCTCGGGGCGTTGGCTCAACTCGGGTATGGGTTCAGCTACCGAGTGCTTGACGCTCAATACTTCGGAGTGGCCCAGCGACGCCGACGTGTGTTCGTTGTCGGATACCTTGGAGATTGGCGACCTGCCGCAGCGGTTTTATTTGAGTCCGAAAGCCTGCGCGGGGATACAGAAAAGGATCAATCGCGGGCAACGTATCCTTGCCTTCAAACAACAGCAAATGACTACAGTCGTGCAGATGGATTTGTCTGTGTCCAGCACGGCGACAAGTGGCGAAGAATAACTCCGATAGAAGCAGAGCGCTTGCAGGGTTTTCCTGATGGATATACGGATGTTCGGTCAACTACGCCAGAAAGTCCTCGATACAAGGCTCTCGGAAATAGCATGGCTGTTCCGGTGATGAAATGGATCGGAAATCGGATTAAACAACTTGAGCACCATTAAGAAGGTCTTTGGCCCTCCTGGCAGCGGCAAAACCACCTTCCTCCTCAACGTCGTTGAGAAGGAACTGGCGGACGTACATCCCTCGCAGATCGGATACTTTGCGTTCACCAGAAAGGCGGCAACCGAAGCCAAGGAGCGGGCCATCACCAAGTTCCCGCACCTAAACGGGGACATTGATTTCCCGTGGTTCCGGACATTGCACAGTCTTGCGTACCACTGCCTCGGTGTCGGCACAAAAGACATGATGAAGCCTTCGGACTATCTGGAGTTTGCAAAAGAGGCAGGCATCGAAGTGTCTGTCCGAAGCACCGACAACGAAGAGATGCCGTTCAACGCGGATCATCCGATTCTGAACGAGATCAACATCGCACGGATCAAGGGCCTTGACCTGCGCACGCATTACAACCGCAGCAACATGGACATCGAGTGGTATCACTTCGAGTATGTGGAGCGTGCGTATCGTCACTACAAAGAAGCCCACGCCCTGATGGACTTTACGGATCTGCTCGAACGCATCGTGGAGCAGCCAAACCGTTTACCGTCGCTTGATGTTCTGATCATCGACGAAGCACAGGATCTTTCTCGCCTGCAATGGATGCTGGTCGAAGAACTGGTCGTACGCTCGAAGCGTACTTATATCGCAGGTGATGACGATCAAGCCGTCTACAACTGGGCAGGCGCAGACGTCAATTCCTTCCTCGATTTCACTGGTGAGGTCATCATTCTGGAGCAGTCCTGGCGCGTACCAAGCAAGGTGCATGCCTTGGCCGACAGGGTGGTCAACCGCATCCGCACCCGCCAGCCCAAGATCTGGCATCCGCGTGACTTTGAAGGTGACGTGCAGTTCTACAACCGCTTTGATCTTGTAAATATTACGCAAGGCAGTTGGCTGGTACTTGCCGCTACGAACTACCTTCTTAATCAAATGCACGGCTGGATCAAGTCACAGGGACTACTGTTCGAGCGTCACGGACAACGGAGCATCGCAGATTCTGTGGTACAGGCCGTCATCGGATGGGAGCGTCTACGCAAAGGCCAGTCCATCAACTATCCGATGCTGAAGAACGTCTACAAATATCTCGGCACGTCCGGTGTTAAGCGTGGGTTCAAGAACCTATCTACTGCCGATCCCGAGGATATGTTCACGATGCAGAAGCTACAGGAACACCACGGTCTACAGGCGGAAGGCATCTGGCACGAAGCTTTGGAAAAGATCGGGGAAGAAAAGCGCGATTACATGATCGCGATGTTGCGTCGTGGGACAAAGATCACGGGCCAAGCGCCCATCAAACTGTCCACGATCCACGGGGCAAAAGGCGGCGAGGCAGACAATGTCTTGCTGCTACTGGATTTGTCACCGAAGTTCATGAAGGAATACGAAAAGAACTCCGATGACGTCAACCGACTGCTATACGTCGGAATCACGCGCGCCAAACAAGCGTTGCATGTTGTATTGCCAAAAGATAATCGACAAGGATTCAAGTTGTGAAGAAAACAATGAGCATGTTCCCCTCGACCACCGAATGGACCCCACCCAATACATTTCCTGACCTATCGGGCGCGGATGAAATCGCGATCGACTTGGAAACCTGTGACCCGAATATGGAGAAGTTCGGCCCAGGTTGGCCCCGCAAGGACGGATATATCGTCGGCTACGCAATCGCCGTAGACGGCTGGAAAGGCTACTACCCGGTGGCACACCAAGGGGGCGGCAACATCGACAAGAAGATTGTCGAGCGTTGGGTGCAGAAAGTGCTCGACCTTCCCGCAACCAAGATCATGCACAACGCCGCCTACGATCTAGGCTGGCTCAAGGCATCCGGGTTCAAGGTGAACGGCAAAATCATTGACACCATGATCGCCGCCGGTCTTGTGGATGAAAACCGCTTCAGCTATGCCCTGAACTCGCTAGGCTTTGACTATCTGAAGGACGTCAAATCAGAACAAGGGCTCAAGGAAGCCGCTGCGGACTTTGGCGTTCATCCGAAGAAGGAACTGTGGAAGCTGCCTGCGATGTTCGTCGGTGACTACGCCGAGCAGGACGCCGCCCTGACGCTCAAGCTGTGGCAATACCTCAAGACTCAGTTGGCAAAGGAAGAAGTCGAGAGCATCTTTGAACTGGAATCCGAGCTCCTGCCGATCCTCGTGGATCTGACATATAGGGGTGTGCGGTTCGATCGGAACAAGGCAGAAGAGCTTATGGTGGACATGCGGAAGCGTGAAACTGAAGCGCTCAAAGAAATTAAACGTCAGGCGGGGGTTGGCGTGGACATCTGGGCCGCGCAATCCATCGCCATTGCGTTCGACAAGCTAGGCATTGTCTATCCGAAGACCGCGACCGGCATGCCCAGCTTCACCAAGTCGTTCCTAGACTCGCATGACCATCCAATCTCCAGCCTGATCGTGCAAGCACGTGAACTGAACAAGACCCACGGGACATTTCTACAGCCGTACTTGGACTTTTCGGAAGCAACAGGACGAATTCATACGCACTTCAACCAACTTCGTGGTGAGGCTGGAGGCACGGTGACGGGACGCATGAGTGCGAGTTCACCCAACCTACAGCAATGCCCGGCCCGGCATCCGCTGATTGGCCCTGCAATCCGTGGCTTGTTCCTGCCTGATGAAGGCCAGCTATGGGCTTCAAATGACTTCTCCTCCCAAGAGCCACGCCTGCTCGTGCACTACGCCACGCTGCTCAATCTCCACGGATCAGAGGCCATGGCCAACGCCTACAAGGACGATCCCCGCACCGACTTCCACCAGATGGTGGCGGACATGGCGGGGATTCAGCGCAAACAAGCCAAGACCATAGGGCTCGGACTTATGTACGGCATGGGTAAGAACAAACTCGCCGCCCAGCTGGATCTCCCCGTAGATGACGCATCCGAACTCATGGCCACCTTCCACGAAAAGGTGCCCTTCCTGCGTGGCACGGTAGACGCGGTGATGCGCCGCATTGAACACCCCGGCGCAGACGGAGCGATCCGCACATTGCTGGGCCGCAAATGCCGCTTCCCGTTGTGGGAACCGATCCAATGGGGCATCAACAAGGCCCTTCCTTATGACGAAGCCGTCATGAAGTACGGACCACGGGTCAAGCGTGCGATGACCTACAAAGGCCTGAACCGCCTGATTCAGGGTTCCGCTGCCGACCAGACCAAGGCCGCGATGGTGGCGCTGCACAAAGCAGGTTTCAAAATGCTTCTGCAGATCCACGATGAAATCGCACTCAGCGTCAACAATCGCGAAGAGGCGGAAGAAGCTGCACGGATCATGGCCAACGCGACACCCCTTGTCGTTCCGTCCGTGGTGGACGTGGAGATGGGGGACTCTTGGGGGCATTCGATGCTATAATCCGTCCTGACTACTCCTCGGTGGTCTTTGTTGCTTGAGTTTCATATCTCTACCTCCAGGTATTGCCCCGGCCCCTAAAGCCGGGGCTTTTTTATTTTCTAGAGGGTGTTGACAGTCTTAAGATGTTTACGATACATTGCGTTCCAGACAGTTGAGAAAGGAGAGATTGATGCCAGCCAAGAAGCGATATGGCTACCGCAGAAAGCCGCGGGCCAGCCTTAAAAACATTCCTAAGTCGCCATCCCAGCGACCGGACAATGTGCGTTGGTCCACCGTGACCATTCGCTCTGAGCATTACGCAATGCTGCGTGAGCTCTGTGAGTATTACCGCTATACCATCGGTAGCGTCACGATGATGCTGATCGAAGAACGCTTCAACGAACTACTGCAAAAGCAGCAGGAAGAAGAAGCTCAAGAAGAGGAGGCCCGTCGTGCAGTCAACCGTCCGTAAATACAGAACCCTCGTCAACGTCGAGGCCGAGATCGTCTATGAAATCCTGCCGGAGATGCCTGAGCATGGCCTGCCGCAGCAAATCGACATCCTCGGCGTATTCGTTGATGTGATAAACCCCAAGACCAGCAGAAACCGCCGAACCAACATCCTCGATGCGATGGAAGAAAGTTCACGGCTGATGCTGGAAGAAGAAATCGAAGCGGAGGATATGTGAAAAAAGATGACTACATCCCCTACCCAAGCATCCGGTATCGAGTACCATGGACCACGCGCCTGATCCGTTTGATCAAGCGCATCTTTAGAAAGGAGAACGAAGTATGACCTGCGAGAAGTGCAAGTATTGGAAGAGCTTTGATCTTTCAGATGAAGGCGAATGCCGTTTGAATCCGCCATCGCCGGATCTGCAAGCGATTGCCATGATCATCTCGGACCTGTCCCGAGGGCGTGAGTACGATAAGAATGATGACTATATGTTCGTGCGCAGTACGATGTGGTGGAGTTTCCCCATCACTGACGAAAGCATGTGGTGTGGCAAAGGCGAGGCGGTTCCCAATGTGGATTTTTGAAGCCATCGCATACGTATCACTGGCCACGGTCATTACCGTGATCATCATCGAGGCCAACGAATGAAGTACCAGATCAAATTTGACTCGGACATTCAGGG